ATCATACACTTTAGAATTCTTGAAAATCATACTTTGTCTCCTTTCTGCTTTACAATTTACCTTCTGATAATAATTTCTGATAGGTATCTTTAATATATTTGTTTGCCATCTCTGTATAGTTATTTTTAAACTCTTCATGATCCTTGCAGAATTGTTCATAAGTATCACAGTCTAAAAGCTGCTGTCTGAAATACTCATTAGAATGATGCACACCGTTTTTAAGCTCATCTGCAAATCTTAAAATGTGTGTTCTTGCAAGCACTGCCTGATTCTCATCAACCTTTTTTTCAAGGTTGCACACCTGATTGCTCACTTTTCTGACCTCTGACATGATATCCTCATTAGACTTTTTCCTCTTGTCATAACGGTCAACAAACCATGTAACAGACTGCCACACCGCAGAAGATCCTATAACTGCTATTATAATCATCATCACATCTTGATTCATGATTGCTCCTCCTCATGCGTCAAGGTATATTCTACTGTCATGGTCTGAGAAGAGTTCTTAACTACTGATGTCTCTAAGTGAAAGACTGTGGCAGCATAGAGCTTGTTTAATAAGCACCCTCTTTCATGCTTATTCACATTTGCTAAAGATCCACCGCATGTAATAAACTGCACAGGGTTGTCTGTTGCCTGCTTTGCAACAAAAAATCTCTGCATGGCATACTTGTCAAAGATATTAGAGTCATACTTGATATCAATGCCCTTGTATGCACCGCTGTCATTTATATATACCATAGCATCTGAATTCATCAACCTGCCTTTGCCTAAGTCTATCTGAAAGTTGTTTCCTCTTGTGTTTTCTACTGTTGTGTCCTCATAAAAATTGTTTACAAGAGTTGCAGTATGTGTCAGCATGTTGACCTTAGCACAGTATGTGCTGTTATACAAAGGCAAGAAGATGCAGTTATCTATGATCTGCAACTCAATAGGCAAGTAAGAATTAGCAGCATAGAATGTTGCACCGCTCAACAGAGAACTCAGGTCAATTTCTGTATAAGTAGAAGTCTGCTCTTCAATGTCAATGGTAGTAAGTCTAAGCCTATTATCATAAGGATCATATCTATCATCCCACCCTAAATTATCTTTGCCTATTGCAATAAAATACAATTTTTTGTTTGCATCATCATAGGCAAAGTGATAAGGTATATATCTTTCTTCAAAATTACCAAACTGATACCACGGCAGCTCTACATAGAAAGAAGATTCTGCAAAAGGCTCACCAAGCTCATTCCAAAGAAAAACACCTGTGCCGGTAAACTTTGACACATAGACATTGACACCGCCTGCCTGCACTGTGTTGCCTGCTGTGTCAACTCTTGTGCCCCTCTGTATAAATTCAATACTGACCACATGATCAGTATCATTATAAAAGCCTATGGGAATTTTTTTCTGATATGGTATCACACCTAATTCTGAGTTGTAGAATTCATCAGGCACAATAGTATTATTACCTACATAATCAACAGGGCAAAAGTCAGATGCCATTGTGTTGTTATTATCCTGCTCATTCCAATAATCACCTGTATCTGAATGAGTTAATACAACATCTGTTATTCTGCCGTTGCCGTTTGTCTGCAACCAATTCCACACCCATGTAACACCATTAGCAAAGACAAGGCTTTCTTGAGTGTTTGGTGTGCCTCTTTTTGTGTCACTGTTTGTATCAAAGCCATGCTGCCCTGCATGAGCTGTCAATGTTGCATCATCTGCTTTAGGCAAAAACACATCAGAGGCAGAAACAGATCCATCAAACAAGCACACACCGCCTAAGAGCTTTGTATAAAGAGGTGTTATCTTCTTATAGTTCATCTGCCCTGCAATGTTGCCTGCTATGATCTTTGCAAGAGCAGGTGTTACAGTGTTTGTGTGGCTTTCTTCATGCACTATCTTGCCGGTCTTTGCATCTGCTATCCTTAATGTCACTTTACCTTTCAACATCTTCTGCCTCCTGTTAAATTGTCGGGAATTGATAAGGTAATATAGGCGTGTTCTCTTGCCAATACCCAACAGAATATATTTCACCGTCTGTCCTTGTCCACCCATCAGCAACATTAAAGAAAACACCTATATTATTCATTTCACCGCCATTCATTGTGATAGATACTTTCTTTTCAAGCACACCATCAATGTAAAGCGAAATATCACCTGCATTTACAAGCATAAAAATTGTGTGTTCATTTCCGTCTAATGCATTAACTGTTGTACTATTCACTGTTGCTGTGTCAGTACCTAATGCAAAATATCCATTTTTGTCAATAACAACAGCACAATCCTTTTGTGTACCGCCTAATTCTTGACCTATAATGCATGAGCACTCATACCAATTATTTGTATTTCTTGGCGTGAAGTTAGGATCTACCTTACATCTTATACCAAAAAGATAATAACTGCCCGTAACAGGGAAATACATTCTTAGTTCATTTGTAGAGTTTGATATAACTTTTTCACCTGTTACACTTGCAAATGTGCCTTGTATGCTCATGTTTGTTGTGCCATCTGTGGCAACCCATCCGCTTGAGCCTATGCCTTGCTCATCAAAAAATGTCTTAGGGGTAAAAGTTATACTTGGTGTAGTACCGCCACCACCATTAGCACCAATGCATCTTATATATGCCATATCACCACACCCTCACTTTCACTGCTATTGCTGCCTGCTGTGCCTCAAAGGTCAATGTGACAGATCCTGTTGAGACAGTCACGGCAGTAGGATTGACACCGTAAACATCAGTATATATGTCAAGTGTGCTGCTTGTAGTGATAGATGCATCAGAAAGCACAAGAGATGTGCTGCCTGCTGCTAATGTGCCTGTCACATCAGTGTAAGATGCACCACCAAGAGCAGCAACATTGCCTGCCGGTGCTTTGACTGTTGCACCATTCTGCACCATTGGTATGTATTCTGTGCCGTCAAGGGTTGCAGCATTAGAAAGCTGACTTATTTTCTTTTTACCCATGTCTTTTCTCCTTACCTTTACTCTGTTGTCAAATCATCATCATCTTCTGTTGTCAGATCATCACCATCTTCTGTGATAAGATCATCAATTTCAACAGGTGCTAAGCCTCTTATAATTACATCTTCTGTCAATTCTGAGAACAAATCAAGAGTACCAAACAGATAAAATGGTATTTCATCTCTTGCCTCTATTCTGCCTATCCACTCAGAGTCACCCTTTAATGACTGTGCCCACACAACTATGTGTGCATCACCTGTGTCAATGATCATATCACCCTCAAGACCTACAACTGCAACTCTCCAAATGTGGCTCATAGCACTTGCAAGCTGTGGTGTGTGATAATTAAAGTTGACAGTGTGCACCTGCTCTGTCTCAGATGCAGTCTGAGATGAGAAGTGTAAAACATTGTTTAAAAGATAAAGACCGCTTGTGCCTGTCTTTACCTGCCACTCTTCAACAGGTTGATATGCAACCTCTTGACCGTCAAGATAGTATTTAACTGCTATGCCTGCCTGCTTGAGTGCCTCAACAGAGCTAAGATCAGTTTTTAATTTAAGCTCTACCCATGTTTCAACATCTACATCTTCACCTAAGCCAAATCTGAGATGCCCTATCTCTGTTTCCTGATTCTTGTGGATGTTTATCTGACCGGCATTGACATAGTAAGCAAATTTTAGTTTTTCATCTTTCTTTTGTGACCTCTTAGAGCCTGTCACACTCTTATCTGTTGCACTTCTGCTGTCAGACAAGGCAGGATTATCACCATAACCCTCAAAAGTGAAAGAGTCTATTTTGTAATCAAGCGACATGATACAGCATGTTTCACCTTGTGCCATACCGCCTGTGAAAATGATCTTATCACCTAAGTCAAAGATAGGATCTCTTGCAGAGGTTACATGAAAGGGTGTGAATTGTATTTTAGCAATCTCTTTAAGCATCTTTTTTCTTGCTCTGTCTTTAAAGACCTTAGACCGCTTTACAATGCCCTTTCTGACATTCTCTAACTCTTCCTCATCATCTGCTATCTGTTTTTCAAGAGCCTTTATCTCTGCCTCTTTTGATTCTTTCTCTTGTATCAGTCTTGCAAGCTCTGCTAACAACTCAGGGTTGTCAGGATCTTCTCTTAACTGCTCTTCTACATCATCTATATCATCATCAAGTGCATCTATCTCATCTTCAATTCCGTCTATCTGCTCATTAGCAGCAATTATCTCTGCCTCAAGGATAGCAATAGCCTCTTGAGCAGATATATCAGAGACAGTCTGTAAGAAAGGGTTTTCACCCAAATTCATGCACAACCCATCATCAGGCACAAGAGAATAATACTGTGTTTCCTCTTCATCATAGTCATACATTGAAATAGAAGTCCACTTAGTCACATAGTCTGAGTAGATAGCATCAATGTCTCTGTGCTCTTCGTCAAATTCAGTTGTGCCTAAGCCGAATTTTCTAAGCTCTAAGCTGCCGGCTCTGTTGATTGTAGCAAAGCACACTACCGTCTGAGTTATCCAATAGAGCACATCTCTGAAAGTCTCAATGTCATTCCTATCATCAAGATATAGATCCTCTGTGCCATTGGGCAGGCTTTCAATATATGCCTGTGTTACACCTAATGTCACACCGCATTCATTACAGATCAATGACAAGATATCAAAAGGCTTGCCATACAGTGAATATAGACTAAAAGGCTTGTCAAACTTTTTCATGTTGTCATAAGCCTCTATTGTGATGCCATCTCTGCTGATGTTAGCAGATTCTACTGTATAAATGCCAACAGGTATATCTTCCCACGCCTGATTATCATCCACATATAGACCTATTGTAGGTGCAATCACTTTACCTATATAGTTCTTTCTTGATATCTTTGACAAGAAAGAGGGTGCAAAAGTCATGTTAAGCTGCCCGATATACACACCGCCTATTATCATGTTAGACTCTTCTGCACACCTGTTGCTTACCTCAAAAGAGCCTCTAATAACATCTTTACCGGCAAAAGATACAGAGCCTATTGTACCAAGCAACCGCCTTTTAGTTGCCTTATAGTCCATTGTATATAGATACTCAGGTGACTCATTTTGATACATTTTCTTGCTCCTTTATGTATATTCCTCTAATGTAAATGATACATTATATACACCATTTGTTGCACTTAATCTTGATGTTTTCTCTTTTAATGCACACCTCATTGAGTTAGGCATGACTCTCATTGTGCTTTCTCTGTATGTATTAGCCTTGATATCATAGAATTTCACCGTGAAATTATTAAGATCCTCTAAGCCTGTAAGCAGGGTTGCAACAGATTGCAGACAGGTTGTAGCTACTGCTATTGACCGCCTGCCTGTATTGATGATCACATCTTCTTGTGTGCCACCCTCTGTCTCATGCACAGTCCTTGCATCTTTGTAAGAGATATCCCACTGCTTAAAAGGTTGATACTGTACACCATTTATAATTATCGGATAGTCTGTTGCAAGTGACATTATCTACCTCCTGATATTACATTATTGTGTGCCTTAGCTGTTACTATCTGTTGATCTATCTTCTTTTGACCTATAAACACATTGATAGGAAAAACAAGATTATCAAGAGCAGCATTAACAACTGCACCTATATCACCCATGAGCTTTTCATGTGAGTAGATCATCTCAGATCCTGCCTCACCACCGCCCATATACTTGCCATTTGCAGCACCAAAGATTGTCGCTGAGTCAAGCATGTAAGGTGTATCCATAGCCTTTTTATACCACTGTATCTGCACAGAGGGGAATGTACCTTGACCGGCAAATCCCCATGGTGCTTGACCGCCTGATATCTTAAAATGAGGCAGTTTGATTTGAGGCAATGACCAATCAAAGTCAAACATGTTAATAAGATCATCAACACAGTCACCTACAAACGATACAATATTATCAAATGTGCCTTTGATTGCATCCCATACATCACTGCCCCATCCCTTGACAGTATCAAGTGCATTGTTAAAACCTGATGATACATTTGTGCCTAAATCAGTGAAAAATGTAGTGATGCCTGATGTTATATCAGTCCAAAGACCGCTGATGTATAGTAATACATTACCGCCAAAATCAACTAATGCATCATCAAGATTCAAAAAGCCATCTGATATCTCATCAAAGCTCATGCCCATCAGACCACCGATAGCACCAAGAATTGAGAACCCAATAGCACCCAAAATGTCTAAGACTGCCTCACCCAAATCAGGCAAGACCTCTTGCACCGTTAAGATCAGATTGCCTATTACCATAGGTATCATGCTTGTAAGCTCAGGTGTTGCTTGTGCAAGTCCTGAAATGATGCCTACTATTATCTGAATTCCTGCCTTAGTCAAGGGCACTGCAACAGCAGGATCACTGAATGTGCTGACAAGAGTTGTGATTACAGAAACAATAGCAGGCACTATTGTATCAATATTACCGGCTATACCTTCTGCAATTTGTACCAAGATAGTTGCACCTGTATCTGCCACCAACCCTATATTATCAACAAAGCCTTGACCAAGAGCAGACAGCAACTGCATGCCTGCATTCACAAAATCAGGTGCATGCTCAAGCAACATCCTTGCACCGTCTGCAATGATGTTACCAAGTTCACCCATAGCACCTGCTAAGCCACCCTCTTTAAAAGCCTCTGTAAGGCTACTAATAGAGCTTGCACCAAACTGCACAAATTCTCTTAACTCAGGTGACAGACTGTCTGAAATAGCTATCTGTGCCCCTTCTAAGGCACTTTTAAAAAGGGTGATATCACCTGCAAGGTTGTCAAGCTGTGTCGTTGACATTTTTTCAGCAGCACCCTGTGATTGATCTATTGCATTTGTGACCTCTGCCCACCTGTCATGTGTTGTAGATAACAGGGCATTTACTGCCGTCAAGTCTGTCTTATTAAAGACCTTGCTAAGCACATCTGCCTGCTCACCTGTGCTCATGTCAGACATTGCAGCATTAAGATCAGCAAACACATCCTCCAAAGGTCTCATGTTGCCATCAGCATCAAGTGCTGACACGCCTAACTCTTCAAGAGCAGCAGCAGCAGTATCAGTAGGTGCTGTGAGTGACAAGAGGATATTTCTCAAATGAGTGCCACCCTCTGCACCCTTGATGCCATTATCTGCCATGATGCCTAAGACAGTAGAAAGCTCAGTAGTACCGCCTACAAGGTACTTAGCTGTGCCACCTATTGCTAACATTGCCTCACCTAACTGTGATACAGAGGTGTTGGTGTTAGAAGATGCAGCAGCCATCTTGTCAACCATCTGTGCTGTCTCATCTATTGATAAGCCTAATGCAGAAGATGCATCTGTGACCATATCAGAGGCAGTTGCAAGATCCATACCGCCTGCTGCTGCCAAATCAAGCACAGTCGGCAGCATGCTCATTGATGTATCTGCATCATAGCCTGCAAGTGCCATGTAATTAAGTGCCTCTGCTGCCTGTGTAGCAGAGAAAGCAGTAGTGCTGCCCATCTGCTGTGCAAAGTCTCTGAGATTGCCTATCTCATCAGTAGTGACACCCATTGTTGCAGCTACCTGAGACATAGCAGAGTCAAAGTCCATGCCTGCCTGTACTGACTTACCGGCAAAGGCAACCACTGCACCTGTTGCTGCCGTGACTGCCGTTGCAGCTACACCTGCTGCCTTTTTCAGACCTGTACCAAACTTTGCACCTTTGCTTTCTTCTTGCTCTAAGCCTGCCTCATACTCTGATGCATCAAGACCTAACTTTGCAAATAACTCAAATACATTCATTTTTATCCACCATTAGCAATAGCATTAGCTTTTGCTATCAAATCATTCTTTATTTGTTCCGCTTTTGCCTTATTATCAACCGGCTCTTCTTGTGCTGCTTTCATGATATCTCTATATTTCATACCAAACAATGCACAATCAGGATCATCTTCTTGCCTTGCAATAAGATGCTGTAAGAAAAAGAGCGAATCAGAGACATAGCATCTGTATGCCTCTGACCGCTCATGCTCTTCAAGTTTAGCTAAGCAATATTTTAAGAAAAGGTCTGCTCTTCTTGTGCCTCTGTACTCTCCATAGCAGATGCAGAAGAGGCTTTGTCCGTGTTCTGATCTGCCGATGTAAAAAGGTCTGTGCTTAGCTTACTGTACATAGCTATCGCTGTAACGATTTTAAGAGGCATTGTGAAAGGGTTGACAATGTATTCATCAACAGGCTTGCCATCTAATGCAGCAGCTATCTTTATGATCTTCTCTTTATGATTAGCACATGCATACTTAATAGCATCAAGCACATTGACTACATAGAGCTTAGAGAACTCAGGATCTTTGAGCAACTCAAAGAAAGGATCTGCAATCTCTACCAATAAATCAAGTGATTTATTGTTTGCCTCTGTCAGATCAACTTTAGGCTTGTTACCTGTCGTGTTTACTTCTGCCATAACTTTTCCCCTTTCTCAATTAGCCTTCACCCTGCTCAACCTCTGCTGCTGTTACAGATATAGCACATGTTGCAAGATATGTCTTGTCATTGCTGTCAATGAAAGATGCAATGATGATTGTCTCACCTTCTGCCTGACCTGTTACAACACCGCCTACAACAGTTGCAACAGAGGTATCAAGGCTCTGCCATGTTACAGTTGCGTTATCCGGCACTGTTGTTGCCGTGATTGTCACATCATTGCCCTCTACAACCGTTGCACTTGCCTTATCAAGCACAATAGAGTTGCTCTCAGAGTCACCCTCAATAACATAGAAGTTCATAGGAACTGTGTCAACTGCATCAAGTGAGTAATGACCTGTAAGAGTCAGAGCAGTTGTGCCCTTACCCTTCTTTGTGGTCTTGAGTGAGAACCCATCTGTGCTAAGTGCATTAAGGATCTGACAAGCCACAAGACCGCCATCCGCTCTGTCACCAACCCACCAAAGATCAGCAAAGTCTGTGAGCTTTACATAGTTGCGTGGTGTGACTCTGTTTGTGTCAGTCTCATCAATATCAGCAGCACCAAGCTCAAGCCTGAGTGATTCTGCTGATGTATCAAGAGCTGTCGTTGCAATAGAGCACTCCCAAGAGTCAAGCTGCTTGCCCTCTTTAGTGTTGTTAGGCACATTGTCAACATCCTCAAAGTAGTCTGTATAAGTAGGCTTAGCATTGATTGTAATGCCACCTGTTGTAACACAGACAATGTTAGCACGATCTAAAACAGGGTTAGAAGGATCAAATGCCTTTAAAATGACACCTGCCTCTACCTGTATTTCTTTAAAAGCATTCAGCTTTACCTGTGTAAACCTTTTGCCCATGATTTTATCTCCTTTATCAGTATTCTGTTAAGAACTCTATACCTAAGTTAAGTACATATCTCTTGACTGTTGTATCAGTCTCTGCCATTCTCTGTGCAAATGGTGTGCCTTTTGTCACATGCATAAAGCCGTTATCTTTCAGAGGCACAGGCAACATTGTCTCAATGTACTGTGATATCTCATTGACTTTTGCATCTGCATCTGCCCATGAGTCAGACCTGTACCAAATAGAGGCAGTGGGAAAAACAACACTATCAAGATCATCAATGATAACCTGATAAGTTATATAAGGCATTTTTGCATCTTCGGGCACTGAATTCTCATCATATGCCGGTAAAAAAGAATTGTAAAAGTTATATAACGCCTGTTGCTTATCCATAATATTACCCATTAGGCAACTCCCACTCTTCTGCCTCAACCTGTCGCATGTTAAGACTTGCAGAGGCAGGTGTGTAGTTATCATCACCATCACTTGTCACTCTGAAAATCTTATTATCTGACTTTCTCTTAACAACATCATGATACTGCAAATTGACATTCTTTCTTGTTGTCAGAATGTATCTGCTTGTTGCACCCTGCTGCTCACCTATCCTTGCCTGTGTTGAACTGTCAAAAGAATAAGCTATGTTGATCTCTACACCATCTACATACTGAGTGATAAGACCACCCCTGCCATCTGATACAGACCGCTTATCCATAATAATAGATGCTGTCATTGCATTATCTACTAAGCTCATCACACATTCCTCAACCGTCTGAAAGGTGCAAGGCGTGAACCAAAGACCGCCTGCCATGTGCCACTGTTAGCACCGCTCTGTGATGCATAACCTTTGCTGTAAGAGTAATTCCCGAAAGACTCAGAGTTATAAGGTGAGTTAGCAGGTGAGTCAACACCATCATAGAGCTTTTCCCACTCTTCTATCTCAGATGCAAGGTCAATGACCGTGACAGGCACAGCCATTGACCAAATAGCACCTGTGAACTCTTCATCATTCAGCTTTGTTGCCGGATATTTGTACACACCATCATTAAGATCACTACCAAGAATGCGAAAATACTGCCCCTCTTTGAGCTTGAGACTCTCAGGCAGTGTTATCACACCTTCTGCAATAACAAAGCTGCCCTGTGCCTCATTGCGTGGGAAATAGTTGTTGAGATATTCACATACCTTAGTAAGAGTCTTTTCCATGTATCACCTCATCAAGATTCTACATCACCGATTGTACCAACAACAACACCATCCAACTTCTCTGCAAAGAGGTCAATGCCGGCAATAGCAACTGTCTCAAACTGCATGCGTGTGTAGTTTGCATCTTCATGGATGCCTACTAAGCCTGTCTCAGGATCAGTTGTGAAGTCAAACGCCTCACCAAGACCGTTGCTCTCATTTGCATCAATGTAGTAGAGAACAATGTTCTCTGCTGCTGTTGCATAGAAAGTACCCTGCTCAATAGCACCTGTCAGAATAGCTGTACCAAGACCTAAGAAGTTCTCTACATAGGTAAAGCCAAAAGCTGTCTGTGTAGTAATCTGAGCCTTAGCAAGGTAGTCAGCTACATCAAGAGGGTTAAGCAGGAAAACTGTCTGAACATCATCATCCTCAAAAAGCACCTGCAACTGTCCCCATGCATCTGCAAGAGCAGCCTGCAAGTTATCACCGCTTGCACTGCCTGTGCCGGTTGCAAGGAATGTAACGAAGTCAGACCTAATGCCCTTCTGAATGTCTCTGATGAGCTTAGCATCTGTATCATTTACAGCCTGATCATAACCGCCCTTCATGATAGCCTCTGCTGATGTAGCCTTACGCCACTTCTTGAGTGTTGCCTCACCAATAGGAGTCCATGTAGTTGCATACTGAGAAAGAGGGATAATATCACCCTCTGCAACTGAGCCACTCTGCAATGTGCCTGTGACCTTGAGCACCTTGAGCACTGTGCCTGCTGTTACAGGGATCTTTCTTGTGATACCAAGCATCTTAACAAGATTGTCAATGTTTTCTGCAAAGAGCTGTGCGAAGTCAAGTTCTCTAACCTTTGCAATGTTTGCTTTCTTAATAAGCCTATCTTCTGCTGCCATTTTCTTTTTCCTTTCTGCTATTAGTCAGCACTCTGATCTGATAAGCCAAACAATGCAGGATTCTCAAGCATAGCCTTCTGCCTTGCAGCAGGATCTGTTATTGCTCTTATTTCTGCCTTAGTCATTGTCTGCTTACCACCGTTGTTAGCAGGCGGTGTTGCAGTCTTTGCACCTGTTGTGCTTTCTGTCTGTATAAAGTCAGACCATTCAGCTTTGATGCTTTCTGCAAGTTTATCACTGTTTGCTAACTTACCTTCATTATCGAATTCAATGCCTGCAAGGTCTGTGACTTTGAGAACTGCATCAATTCTCTTTTCGGCAACACCACAATCCTTTAACAGTTTGCGATATTCTGCCTCTTTTTTGGCAGCGGTTGCCTTGCTGTCAATATCAGCCTTGTAAGCCTCAAACTCTTCTTTAAGAGCATCATACTTGACCTTGTATGGATCTTTTTCGGCTTTTTCCTCATCAGCCTTGTAAGCATCTACCTGCTTTTGCAGTTCGGTTGCTTTCTCAGCCATCTCTTTGAGATTGTCTCTTTCTTCTTTGATCTCTGTTAAGACCTCATTGTGTCTCTCAATAATCTGATCAGCTACACCTTCCTCAATGTTAAGTGCTGCTAAGAATTTTCTGCTTAATGATGCCATAATGTTAATGTCTCCTTTACTTCGGTGAAAATTGCCTTATTCATTAGACTTATACTTTTATATATAACAAAAAGCAGGAAAAGTTGTCAATACTTCACCTGCTTTTTGTCAATTTTACTGCTCTAAGATGTTTTCAAGTATTCTCTTATACTCTGCCTGATGAGCTGTTGCACCAAACTGTATAAAATGCCTGCCCTTGATGCCTCTGCTTGTGCCAAATTCCTGATCTATTGCATAGCAGTGCCCCTGCTCATTCTTAACGCTTGTGCCTATGTACACACATGCCTCATCAGGCACAACCTCATGTGAAATACTGTTTTTGAGCCTGCCGGTATCAACAGGAGCAACAGATGCAGCAGTGCTTGCAGCATCTATGCCTATTGCCTCAAGATAATTGATCAGCTTTTTCTCAAGCTCTTCTGTCACCTCATCTATGTGGCTTTCTATTCTGACCGCCTTGATTGCCATGAGTATCACCACCTTTATACAATGTCAACATCTATATATACATTATGATTATATGCATATATTTTTATTATCTTAAACCTTTGATTTCTTGCTAACAATGTCTCTTTCTGTGGATCTTCTGCCTCTATCTGTCTGAGATAATCTGTTGCACTGCTTACATCAGCACCTTTTGTCTTTGCAGAAGGTGTAATTTTTAATATTACAGGGTTTTCTGAGCCGGTAAAGTCTCCCCAATTTTCTGCAATCTTAGAATCTCTTGTAGTGCTGACAAAGCCTTTATCTATATAAGTTTTGCCTAAAGTGTTATTTATAACATCATTGATTTTCTTTGCTTTGTTTTGTGCATAATCACCTTTTTGACTGCTATACTCATTGTACAATATCTCACTTTTAAGATCATAAAGGTTAACATCTCTACCAAAGATTGCAGATGCATCAACATTCCTAAACAATACTTTATCAGGTACAATTTTATCCAAAGCAGCATCAAGGTCTTTGATTATCTTTTTATCATCACTGCTCAAGTCTCTTTCACTTAGACCATGCCTGCCTCTCAGCATGTCATTTAAGTACATGCCATCACCACTTACATAATAATCTATTGCAGCTTTTTGATCAGATGTAAAATCTTTTGGCTCTGTCTTAGGCACAGACTCATTGACAGGCTTAGGCTCTTTTGTTATCTCAGGCTTAGGCTCTGCTTTTTCATCTTTGACCTGTTTTGGCACTTCTGCCTGTCTTGTCTCTGCTCTTTTCTTTGCTCTTTCAATAGCCTTAGCCTTGTTAGCCTGATAAGCAAGCTCTTTTGACTGTATGTCTCTTTTGACTGTTTCCCAATCCTCTTCATAGTTCTCAGACATAAATTGAGCATACAGGTCTGCATCTTTGCTATGATCTATGCCCTCTATAAAGCTGTTAAGCCTGCATCTGCAATTATAAACCTCTTTAGGCTCACCATTAGGATCAGAAGGGTACTGCATGAGGTGGTAAGGATCTAAGATGCCCTCACCAAAATAGCCATCTTCATTAGGCTTTGTACCATCAAGCAGTATGTGTGTATCTCTTGTCCTGCTGTCATGAGTACATGACCACACCTCTGTCATTGGGATGCCTGCATCTCTTACTCTGTCAGTTGCATCTTTTCTGCCTTTGTTCTCTATGCTATTAACAGCAGTTCTTGCAGTTCTTCTTGCAGCAGTCTCATCCATGTTGACAACCGGCAGAAGTCTCTTAGATATCTTGTCAATGCCATCACCCTGCACTATGCCCTGCTCTATTGCCTGCTGTATGTGCTGCCTATTCCATGCAAGGTCTTTTTTATCATCAGGCATAGGCTTCCATGGTATTAAGTCAGGATCTTCTGTTGCAAGCACCCTGACTGCATCTTTATTGACAATGGTAAATTGTGTGTAATCAAAGCCTGCTGCCTGTGCAAACTTCTCACCTCTAAAGCCACCCCAATTATATGATGTGGCATAAACGGCAGGCAATTCTTTGTTTATCATTGCCATTGCCTCTTTATCTGCATTCACCATCTTTTTTGACAAATCAAGCACCTTTGCCTGCATCTGTCTTGTATGAAATATCTGTCTCCTTGCCCAATTCTGATACTCAGACTGAGTTATAACACCGTTTTTGACCTGATCTCTTTTGATTCTTTCGGCTATTCTGAACCTTGATAAGTATTCATCAAGTTCTTTTTGGCACTCAGATGCAGCTTGCTTATAAACAGAAGATAAATGAGCCTCTAACTTTTTTAGCTGCTCATCTACCTTCTTTCTGCCTGCATCATAAGGAAAAGTATTATCCATCTACCTTTCACCGCTTTACTGCTCTTCTGTGTTATCTGTGCCCTCACCGCTTGTCAGTCTGTCAAGGTTGTCTGTTTCCTGCTTGTCTATGGTGCTTTCTATCTGATCTTTATCCCCGAAAATAGTCATGATCTTTTCTGTGATGTACTCAGGATCTAAGTACATAGCAGCATTAACAAGGGTGTTTATCTCTTCTGTCTTGTTAATGACTATTGACCTGTCATAAGATGCCTCATCCTCAAGACCGGCTATGTCAAGCAGTCTCTGTATGAAGTCAGTGATGTAAGACTCAAGCATGTCTAACTTCTGATTCAAAGGCTCATAAGCTGCCTGTATCTGTGTGGCAGTAACTGCACCGCTTGCAAGATCATAAGTGTTAAGTGCCATTGCATCTTTATACAACTGCTGCTCAAGCCTGTCTAAGATAGCCTCCCTGCCCTCATAAGGCAAACTGACCTCATGACTCTGTATCTGTTGATCATCATCCACCTGTGCAATGTGCAGTTTCCTCATCTTGTCTATAAATTTGACAATATCAGCATCATTCATGCCACCGGCATTTGTAATTGACCAATAGATCAAATTAGCATCATCAACTGTGTTGCAGTAGTTTGAGCTGATAAGATCATGTGCATCTATTGTGGCTCTGATAGGCAAAAGCTCACTTGTCTTTGTGTTGTTTGCGTAACAGGGCACAACAGGGAAATTAGAGTAGTTCTCACCATCATATATCTCATCACCGTCTGCCTCTGATGTTCTCACTTTGAGCTTATAAGGTCTCTTTTCCTTAAAGACATTACCCTCTGTACCGTCAAATATGTATTCCTCATAGCCGTCAAGCTCCATGACTGTTGCCCTCATAGGCTTATTATCTGCAATCTGCCAAAATCTGATACCTGCTTTAAGAGCACCATCCTCTTCATCATAGAAGGGCACAAAGTTAGACAGACTGTATATCTCTATATGGTCAAGATTCCAAAAGGCAAAAGATGCACCCTCAACCTGTGCAAGCCTGCACACCTGCATAATGTCTTTGTCAAAGGTCTCACCTAAGCCTTTGCCCTGACCGTTTGCCCATGTGATGCCATTACCAAGCAGCACAGAGGTTGCCTGCAAGACTGAGCGATAAAAGAACCTGTTAGCAATCTTGTGATTAGGTGATACTGTGTCCGGCACTGCCTGCCCTTTAGCATTGTATATGACTTTCTCAAGCATTCTGATAGTCGTGTTTTCACCGTTAAAGTAATCATCACCTATGATTGCATTCTTATAAGCCTTGCTTGATTTATGATCATTTATAGCAGACTTGACAAACTCAATGCGGTCTTTTTCTGACTTCTGTGCAACCTCTGCCCAATCCTGATAAGTTTTCATGTTATCTCCTTTCGGTCTGATGCCTATATAATTGCCTGCTCATTTTGTCAATACCTATTTTTTGCATTATAACATTTAATAACCAAAAAATGATACACTGTCATTTTCTTCTTTTTTGCCCCATAGCTTGCGAATCATAGATGCAAGACTGTCAGGAGCATCATCATGCTCTGCATACTCATTGTAATTGAGTATCATGTCAATGTACTCAGGATCTGTACCATCTACAAAGATAACATTTTTCCATTCAGCTTTCAGATAAGTGACAATCTTGATATATTTATTGGTAGATTCCCAATAAGAAGATGCTTTCTCACCTCTTTTAATTATCTCTTTTTTCAGATAGCCTTTATCACCGTTCTCTTCACAGATCAGAGTAGTGACAAGCAGTCTCTGCTTTTCTTCTATGATCTCTGATAAGCAATCATCAACATGCTTTTGCCATAGCCTGCCATATACATAATATTTGCCCTCTTGCTTTTTGCAAATAGTGAAAGCTGTGCTGTCCTCACCACCATAAGCAGCATCAATGTGCCCATACATAGCATTCACTACCTTTTCTATCTCACCGCCTGTCTGTGCATCTTTAAAGATCACATCTTCTGATGCAATGTGCTTTAATTCATAGTTAGCAGCAAACAGAGAAGGTGACATTTCCTCTTTTTTCTTTTCTATCTCTGCCTTAGAAAAGATATTTGTTCTTTTCCAATCCCATTTCTCTGCCTTTGGCATAAGTTGAAAAGCATCATCTTCATGCCATGGTGTGCCGGTGTTGTGGATCTTACCGCCCTGATTCTTGATATTTATAAGCTCTTGATATACTGTTTTAGTTCTTTCTCTTTCTGCTCTTGATGTTCTGTCTTTGATATTGACAATATCATCTGTAAAGATATAGTCATAATGCTTACCTGTCATTGATGATCCTATACCTATGCCTGTTAATTGACTTGTGCCCTTAATATCAGTTGTTAGGTTAGTGCTTAGCTCAGTTGCATTGTCAACAGTGAATTTTATCTTAATACCGTAAATACACAAGATCAGATATTGAGTCTTAGGGTTAAGCAGAATATTTTTGACCTGCTTGATGATCTCTTTAACATCATCATCAGTCTTTCTCATGAATAGAATTCGCTTATTAGGTAATAATATTATAATAATAGCAAGTGCTATTGATAGGCATGTTGTCTTATATGAATTTCTGTGCCCTTGCAGAGTATGATCCTCTGTGCCAAAAGCCATCTCAGTTATCCACTCATTGTGAAAGTCGGTCAATTTGTTAAAGCCTAACAAATGACCGAACTTTACAGGGAAATGTCTTAGAAAAGATACTGCATCTTGTCTTGTCACTTTGCCCTTTTCCTTGTCTTTTTCTCAGGTGCTGCCTCTGCATCTGCTTTCTTAGCAGTTCTTGCTGCTCTTTTTCTTACAGGCTTAGCAGGCTCTGCCGGTGTTTCCTGCTGCTTGCTCTCAAACACCATTGCCTCTACTTCATCTATCACATCCTGATCAACATCCGCAACAATGACTTTATCAACAGGCTTAAAGCCTGCTGTATCTCTTACAAGCTCCCAAAATCGTGGACTGCCCTTGCTAATCTCTTTGGCAGCTACCTGCACCATCAGCTCTGAGCCGGTAATAGGGTTGCCCTTTTTGTCTGTTGCTACATAAGATTCAAGCCACACCTGCAACTGCTTTTTAAGGTCTGCTTTCTCTTTTCTTGCCTTTCCTGATGCTATACCGCCCTTTTTAGCTATCTCTTTTTGTTCTTTTTCCGTTCTCTTATTCATAGGAATAAGGTTGTTTTTGCCTACCTCACCTCTTTTAGCCATTGATAATCACCGCCTTTTGACCTGTCAGCTTTTCCCATCTTGCTATGATCACATCACAATAATAAGGCTCTAACTCACAGATATAGCATTGCCTGTTGAGTTGCTCACATGCTATAAGTGTTGATCCGCTGCCACCAAAGCAGTCAAGTACCGTGTTGTTTTCTTCTGAGAAGTCTTTGAGAATCTCACCAAGCATCTTAACAGGCTTTTGTGTCGGATGTACCCTCTTATCGTGCTCACCTTCTCTTATCATGCCATTCCACAACTGATGATAAATTCTTACAGGCGTGTGAAAGCTACACCATGCCATCTCACCATCCGCAAATGTGTTTTTTATGCCACTCTCACCTCTTTTATCCCAAATTAACCAAGAGTCTGAGAAAGGCAGAAATTGTGTAAAGTAGTTACCACCAAAAATTATCTGCTTATCTGTCAGTTTACTGACTATCTGATAATTAAGCTCTGCTGTCTCTGTTGTATCATCTGCAATTATCTGCTTATACTTGCCTTTTTTAGCTATGCCAAAGTTAGCACCTACCTCACCATTGTTGCCCACAACAGACACACCATAAGGCGGATCTTGTAATACAATATCCGCCTTATGGTGTGCTAACAACCGCTCAATATCTGCCTCACTTGTGCTGTCACCACAAATAAGCCTGTGCCTGCCTAACTGCCACAAGTCACCCTCTTTGCATCTTGTCTCTATTTCAGCAGGGATCTCATCTTCTACCACCTCTGCCGGTGTTGTGCCATCATCTAATTCTATGCCCCAATCAAGGTCAAAGCCATCAAAGTCAAGATCAGCTATCTCATCTATTATGAGGTTAAAATCCCAATCAGACTCATTAAGTTTGTTATCAAGCAATCTGAGCTTTTTGACCTGCTCTTCTGTCAGGTTTGCCATTTTCACAACCGGCACAGTTCTCAGATGCAGCTTTTTAGATGCTATGAGCCTGCAATGACCTATTATAAGGTTGTTGTCTTTGTCAACTACAAGAGGCTGTGCAAAGCCAAATTGCCTAATGCTTTCTGCCACATTATCTATCTGCACCTTATCATGCATCTTTGCATTCTTGCTATAAGGCTTGATATCTGCTAATTTCATCTGCTCTATATTCATACTACCTTGCCCCATTCTGTTCCGTATCTGTCTGTTATCTCTTTAAAATCTTCATAGTCATGAGGCTTAACAGAGTATCTCTCAGAGCCATCATCTAAAAACTCAATGCCCACATGCAAAAGCTCATGAAAGAGCAAGATCCTTAACTGATCATCTGTAAAGCCTGCACAATTCTTTTCAAAGACAGTTATTGTAAAGTCTGCCGGTATGCCCCATTTATATTTGTCAGAGATTCTCTCACACTCACCTAAGACCGCCTTGCCTTTGCTTTTCTTCTCATTGTCAGATCCTAAGTAAATGATTGTTGCGTGACTGTTAGCAACATCTATCAGGCTTTCTTCTTCATCTATGATCTGAGCTGCCATCTCTGCATACTCTTCTCTTATCACCCTGTTATCCATTGCTCACCTCTTCTGCTCTTGCTCTGATCTCTGCTTTCTGTGCTTTCTCAAATGCTCTTACTATGCTCAGATAGCCTCTGATAGCCTTTCTCACAGATTCTGACTTATTATCCTGCTTATCAAGCCATGCAATAATGTCAGCATCTTCTGCCTGTCTCAGAGTGACACACATTGTCTTGCACTTTTCCATGTGCTTTTTACTGTATGCCCTTCTCTTATTCTGCTTTGTCTCAGGTGTAATTATTTCTCTTTTCAAATCATCATTCATAATTAAGCCTCCTTTGTTTCATTATACATGCTTACAGGCTCAATGTAAATTTCTGTGCGTGGGTGTTCTTTGTCAATATATACCCTGCTGCCATCATGCCCTGCAAGGATCTTAAAGTTATCATCTGCAATGATTCTGTACTTAACTAAGATATCATCTATTGCCTCAAGCAGGTTTGTCAGATCAACTCTTCTTTCTGTTGACCTGTAAAAGATGCACTTGACATTGACAGGCTCAGATATTGTCTTTTTGCATCTGCCTAAGAACCACCCTGCATCTCTTTCATATTTCTTGTATGCATCACTCTGCACAATAAAAGGCTTGCCGGTCTTTCCGTTTGTCAGGATCTTCTGATTGTTTTTCTTTGTCTTAGGCTCAAGCGGTATTGTTGCCTTAAATAGTATCATTATAGATCAGTCTCCTTTACTACCTCTGTTGCCCACTTAGGGTGTGATACAAGCCTCAAAGAAGGATCTTCTTTTGTGGGTGTTCTCTTGACAAGATAGTAAAAGTCACACTCTTGCACTATCTCACCTAAGATGTAATCAGAGCCTTTATATCTCAAATATCTTGTCATACAATGCCACCTGCTCTGAATATCACTAACATAGAGGGAAAAGGTGCACAGTTCTTGCTATCACCAAATTTAAGCCTTCCTTTCAAAAAGCGGATCTCACTTCTGTGTAAAATGTACTCATGAAAGTATCTTGTGTCAGTTCTTGCCGGTATCAGCATCACAACAACTGTGTTAGGCTTTGTGCTTTCTTGCCATGCTTTCTGCACCCATGCTTTTATATCAGAGTAAGGCGGATTCACAAAGACTCTGCACCCCCCCCCCATGATAATGATAAACCGTTTTGCTCTTTTGTAAAGTATTTCTCACACTTGTGATTCTCATGAGTTGCACAAGGGTCTAAGTCAAAGCAGAATTCTTTGTCAAGCTCTGCAAACAGATCAGCAGGTGTTGCCCATTCATCTGATTTAGATGAGAAGAGTGCATCAAACTTGCTTTCATACTCTTGCACTAACAAAATATCTTGTGTGCCACCCCAAATGTCAGCCTGCCTCATCTGCATCTACCTCAATTTCACTCTCAAGAGCCATCTGCACAGCTTTGTTTGCAGCATCTGCAACAGTAGTCACTGCCTCACTCAGAGCCTGCACAAACGGTTTAAAAGCCTCTATAATGCCATCCCAAGCCTTAGTAATAAAATCTAATGATTCTCTAAGACCTATTGCCTCACCAAGATCCCAATGATGTGCTTTCATCAGGGCACGGCACTCTTTGTAGCTCTTGCCGGTGAAGTCATGTAAAAACTTGATATCTTTATTCCTGCTCATTTTGCTCTGCCTCTTTTCTTTTTAGGCTGTAAATTACCCATATTAGATTACAACTCACCATACCACAAGCAAAGCCTGATAATATCAAAGCTATTACTGCAAGTATCTCACGCATTTTCTTCACCTTTTTTGCCTTTTGCAACACCTAACACCACAAGCCAAAACACAACCGCCTGACACACATTGAGTGTGATGCTGACTGCTAATGCTATTGCCATGATCATACCTCCTTAAAAATAACCTATAATATCAACCTTTATCAGGTGTATCATTCTGCCATCTTTATAACCGTGCTTTTTTCCTATTTTCCTTTTAGCACTCTTTATGTCTCTTGCCTCTACATCTGCTGTGTGTTCTTGATCTCTGCCCCTGATTCTGTATCTGATGTAATATGACTGCATATCATACCTCCTTTAAACACTGATGCATGCACTCACCTGCACACATAGGATTGTAACAGAGGGTGTGTGTCTCAAAGCAACCTGATGCAAGATCCATTTTGAGCAGCTCAGTCTTTTTGAACTTGCAGACAGCATCAAGCACCTTTGTGCCATCTGCTAAGCCTTGTGCATACTGCTCACGGTCAAATGCTAATGCTTTAATAAGCTCTTGCCGGTCAACATTTATGCCTGTTTGCTCACGGATCTGCACCATTATGTTGTTATCTCTTTGCTCAGTTATCTGCTCACTTATCTTTTGTATAGTTATTTCTATTGGTGATTTATACATGATCTGCCCCCTTTTACCTGTGCAGAGATAGCATCTGCATTAAGCCTGCACCTATCTCTTCTGCCTGTTCTCTTGACATACGCATTTTCCACTGATTCTGCATGCCACACTGCCTATTTTTCAGAGTGATGTAAAAAAACTCTTTAATTTCACTCTTAACAGGATCTATTGATGCACCTGTCAAAGGATCTCTGTAAGGCATTAAAGGCTCAAGCTCAATACCTACCTCAATGGTACTGTTGTTGCCTAATGTTGTATTTACATCTATCATCTTTTCTTGCCCTCTTTTGCTTTCTGTCTCTTAGGCTTTGTCACCTCAAGATAATACTTGTGCTGATACTCTTTAGCTGCCTGCTTTTTCTTCTCTGCCTCTGCCGGTGTTACCTCAACAGGCTCTTTCTTCTCATCAGCTCTCAGTTTTTTCAGTGCATCCCAATCTATTGCCATAATCAGTCTCCTTTGATCTTAGGTGTTGCTATTAACTTTTGCATCATATCATGCAGAAAGTTCATCTCATCTTCATCTATAATGCCATGCTCTAAAGCATATAAGTCTCTGATGCCTATCCTGATGCAGAGATGCCCAAATCTAACAAGATCATCATATTGCTTGTCTGCATCTCTTTTGCCTGCCTCATAACCTTCATGATACTTTCTTTCTATATCTGCATGCCCTGCCATGTTATCACCTCACTTTGCCCACGGATCTGCACTGCATCCATGATCTATTAGCCACTGCTTTGCCTCTTTTACTTTGTCTTTAGGTGCATCTTTTATTGCAAGCACCATCTGCCTGATTGCTATGCTCACTACAAGATCATCAACCGGCAAAGGCTTTGTGTAGATACCTTTTTTCTGCCATTTGTGGTAGAATGCCCTAAACTTACTCAGGTCAAAGGTCATTACCACCTCATCTCTTTCTTTTACCCACTCATCATGCTCTGCCCAATAAGCCTGCATCTTCTTATTCATGATCATCACCTCTTTCTGCATACCCAAATCATATTTGCTACACTAACACCAAGAGAAAATCCCGATAAAAACAAAGATATATAACAAAGAATCTCTTTAGTCATTGTCTGCCTCCTCTTGTTCTGTTTTTCTCCTTTCTTCTGGAAAACAACAATGCATACCCATTGCTATCAAAACATCTGCGTGTTTACGACCGAAAAATTTATATATTTTTGGTTTACATTCTTCCCTATATTTACAATCTTTACATCTCATTGTCTGCCTCCTTTCTCATATCCGCCCCACACCAAAAACAGAATGGGTATTTATCCGAACTATGACCACCACACTTATCACATCTGTAACACCCATAAGGATTGCCAAATTCTGTAAACTCGGTATCAAATATCCACTCGCCTTTAGGTCTTGCAATCGGAATTATAACTCCATTGGTCATTCTACCCATTTGCAATTCTACTTTCGGGGCATTGTCTATTAGTTTCAGAGCATACCTCAAACCTAATGCCCATTTTTTATCAATAGGCATTTCGTTTTCAACTACTCCCTGTATCTTCTTTTTCAATGTCTCACGGCTGATTAAATCATTGTTCATTGTCTGCCTCCTCATCATCTTCTGTCTCAGGTAGATCATCTATCTCATCAGATCCGCAATGAGGGCAGATATCAACTTTCATGTAAGCAGGTGCACCCCAAAACTCACCTACATTCTCTTCTCTATGCTCTAACTCATCTTCATCAAACACAGATCCGCAATTATAACACTTGATCATCTTAAAAACCTCCGAACTCAAATGCAGTTGCCTTAATAGCAGACTCAGGTATATTTCTTACACTGACAACCCTGCCTGCTGCTATTGTCACCTCTGCACATAACCCTAAATCATGCATAGCTGCCATGCTATACAGCTTTATTGTGTTGCCGGTCAGAGGATCTCTTGTTATCTTTTCAAGGTGTGCGTGCTTTCTCAATGCCTCTGCCTTAGATTCAAGAGATGCACACCCTTTTTCTTTCTGTATAAAAATAACCTTTTTCATGATCTGCACCTCACTTTATCTGTAATGACTCATCCTGCTCTAAGTGTGCAATACCATCAAGCACTGTGCCACCGTCAAGAGCCTCTTTGATTGCTTTCTTATTGATCTCAGGATCTGCAAACTTGAGATAATGAGCCGGTATCTTATCAACATCAGTCTCATCCATGACCACATGTGCAGGGTTTTTCTTGAGAAAAACAAGAAAAGTGCCACAAGGTATCTTCTTTTCACCGGCTGTATCTAAAGCCATCTTCATTGCTTTTTTTGCTCTGTCTTTGGTATTCTCAAGCACCTTTTTTCTTTCATTCAGTCTCTTGATCTCTGCTGTGATGCCCTCTATGTCTGCATCTAAGTTCTTGATAAATTTGCAGTACCCCTCTAACTTAATAGACAACTCTTCCTGACTGTTTTTCATTGCATCTATCAATGCATCATCATCAAGCTCACCCATATCCATGAGATTCCACAAAAGCTGTATATCACCTGTTAATTCATATATGTTAGCCATGATCTGTCTCCTTTCTTAAAGTTTGCCCCAAAGCAGTGCAAGCAGTTCCTGCTGCTCTATGAAGTCAAGGCTGCTTATGTACTTGTCTGCATACTCTGAGCACGCCTCTTCTACACACTTTGTGAAGTTGATGCCCTTGTGCTGTGCTATCACATCCATCTTTGCTGCTACTGCCTCTGAGATGTGCGGACTTCTCAGACCGTCTCTGCTTGTGTTCTTTCTGTACCCATCACTGTTTCTCTTGTTAGCCATGATATTACCTCCTTTACCCTGCTATCAGGCTTTGTGCATAGATCAGAGCAGCAACCCACTCTGTCTCAGGACTGTTATCTGACAGATTGCAGTCCCTGATTACCTTATTGATTGTCTGTTTACTGAGATTATTGCTCTTGCAGAATTCTCTAAACTCATCACGGGCAGACAGTTGCACAGTGTTCTTTGCCTTGCCCCATGTATAGCAGATAGCCTTAGTAGTTGCATTGTAGATAGATACACCTGTGATTCTCTTCTTATCATCTACATGCAGCTCTTTCACTGTGAATTTGTCATAGCACTGATACTTGCCGTCATTGCGTGGCTTTACATTGCAAGCCGTTGCCGGTATCCATATAAAAGGAGCTGTGTAAAGTTCTCTGCCTATGCCCCAATTAAAGCAAGCTCTTTTGAAAGAGTCAGATGCTAAGCCTTTGGCTGCCTCTGTGTTAGACTCTGTGCCTGTGTCCTCTTTCTCTATCCACTGCCCTTTAAGCTCATCAAAGATAGCTACAACACAGTTAGCATTGTCTCTGCCATGATGCCTCTGCCAATTAAATGCACCTACTGTCTCATCTAAGATGTTCATGTCACATCTTGCATCTTTGTAGAGCAACAGGGAAACACCCTTCTCTGAGCAGGTTGCCACTCTGCACTCTACCTCATCTGCCTTGAGTGCCCTAAAATCTAACTTAGCCATAATTAAGTACCTCCGTGTTTCTTATAGGCTTATACACTCATTATACAGTTGTTTTATATTTTGTAAAGGGGTTATTTTGACAATTATATGTCCGTGCCACATGCCCAATTAAACAAAGGTATAAGATCCTCATCCTGACCGCCTGATGTAGCAGAAAGAGCCTTGATGCCATTGTCTGCCTGCAATGCTAACTGCTCATCATTGTATATGATTCTGCCCTTAGCAAGGCATTCTCTTATGTCTGCCGGTGTGGGAAAATACTTATTTGTCATCATGTGATGCCTTGCAGCTTTGTATATGTCACCTGCATCATCATCTGAAAAGGCAAGCATGTAAGCATCTATCATGCCTTTAGGATCTGTTATCTTTTTATTAGGATAGCAACCTGCTAAGAATTGCAGCAGTCTCATTGTCTCTTCTCTTGTCATTGATCATACCCCTCATCAATTAGCATCTGAGTGAAAGGGTTGTTATCAGGTGCAGTCTGCACTTTATCTTTATCTTTCAGAGGATAAACATCTTTCCAACAATGCAAAGTGCTCTGATCTACTATCTCTTTCATTTTGCGTGGATCACCGTTTGCAAGTTTGTAAGCCTCATTTATGATCATCTTCAAGGCTCTTTCTGTCGGTGGTGATTTTATCTTCTTTCTCATATCAATAAAGTCAATGAAAGCATCATACAAAGGCTTGTAGTCTGCTATCACTGATGCCTGAGATAGGATCTCACTGTACTGTGTTGCCGGTATATGTTTTTCCTTATGGTCTTTTTCTATATTCTTTTTATCTATATTCTTATTACCGTCAAAATTTTTAACATCTTGTGATTCAATTTTTTCATCACTTGTCGTTAAAATTTTTAACGACTTGTCGTTAACCACTAAAGCATCTTCTATTGCTTTTTCATTGATCCTGATATACCTTTTGGCAGGCATGCCCTTCTTTTCTACATCAACAAAGCCAAAGCTGCTCAATTTCTCAAGAGCCTGCCTCTGACTGTGTGCAGATAAAAAAGTCTTGCTTTCAAGGTTTTCAACAGTAGAAAAGAAAAAGCCGTCTTGTAAGCCGTCTCTGTCTGCCCAATAAATAAACTCAGAGACAAGCTCACCTAAGATCACTGCTGCCTCTAAGCCTACTATTGATGCTATCTGCCGGTTGACTGTTATAAAATTATCGGATGCTAAAAGATGCAGAATGCTCATAAAAAGTCACCTCCTAATTGTTTTAAGCACTCATGTTTTTACTTTTCGTATGGATAGTCTATACCATCTACAAAGAAAGTCAAAGGCTCTTTGAATGTCTGACACAATACGACATACTCACGCAACTTTACAAGCTGTGAATTATACAGAAGATGATACAGTCTCTGATATGGTATGCCGGATGCATTTGCTATCTTAGACAAAGAAAGATTGTTTTCCTCAATATAGGCTCTGAGTCTCTTGACCACTTCTTTATCAAAAGAATGCTGCTTTGTATAAGCCATGATCTGTCTCCTTTCTTTTAGGTTTGTACTCATTCATTATAAACTACCATTTACACAAAATAAATACAAAGTTGCAAAAAATAAAGAGCAGAATTTTTATCCTGCTCTCTATCTCTGTTTCGTTGCCTATATAAGTCGGAGGGACTTTTAGCATATATATAATATCAGATATCATGCAACATTGTCAATGTAGCATCATAGAGCCGTGGCTGTAACACCTTGACTGTCTGCATCAGTTCATCCAATATCACAAAGACCTTTTGTGCATCTGAGCCTGCAACACTCTGCAAGAATTCACTGTCACCATGATCATCAATGATAGTCACTCTTTCTATTGTAGGCAACTCAGGTCTGCTGTTGCCATAAAGATGATCATACAAGAGATAAAATGTTGCTAATTTTTGGCAATTTTGAAAAGTTGTAGGTGATGCCTCAAGCTCTTCTATTGCATCAATTAACTCATTCTTTTTAAACATTTATTCTTTTTCCATTCTTCTGATGAGTTTGTCAATTACTCTCATCTCATCATCAGTCTGTGCATGTTCTCTCATCTCATGCAGGATCTGCATCTTCTCATCTTTATCATCTGCATAAGAATAACCGGCACGGCTATATCTGCCTCTGTTTCTGTAAGCATAGCCACCATCACGGCTGTATCTGCCCATGCTGTCTCTTCTTGCATTAGATCCTCTGCCTCTTGCATTAGAGTAATTAGTCATAGAGCCATCAGCATTAGAATAGCCATCTTCTGAGTATTCCTCATACATGATGATTTTACAAGAATTCTTGATAGCATTGAGCAGCTTATCTATTGTGTCAAGGCTGCCTGCTGACAGTTCACCCTTTTTCACAATATCATCAAGCTCATCATGCAACAGGTCTTTAACTTCATAATATGTATGCATAGTTGGTCTCCTTTCTCATGATATTCTTGTGATAACAAGGTTAGCATTCTGCACATTGATCAGAGGTGTAGGTGTTGTTGCAGGATCATCTGTTGTAGCATCTACATACTCAACCGCAACAGACATGCAACAACCTTTAGGCACAGTGATAATAGCAGTGCTTGTAACATTGCCATACTCATCAACTGCTGCCGGTGTATAGACCGCCTTGCTTGTAGGTCTCTGCTCACCTGTCACTGTGATAGCCACTGCAATAGGTGTAACTGCACCGCCTGTGGGTATAGAGATGTTACCATTGAATGTAACCTGATATCTTGCAAAGCAGCAGTTAGGGTTGTTGACAATGCCTCTGAGAATAAAAATCCCTGTTTCATCTTCATGGTATATATAACCTTTGGTGCAAGGGATAGAAGCTCTGAAAATCACAGGTGCATTGACAGCTATCGACTGCAATGCATTAGCTAAATATTCTGCCATAAGATCACCGCCTTACATACCGCAACCGCAAGATCCATTCTGATTGCATGTAAAGATAGGCTGTCTGCCGTAAACAGGCACAGTATTGACAGGGCAATTATTAAGCCTGTTATAAAGTGCATCTATTTCACCTACCTGCCCTGCAAGAATCTGAGCAGTCTGTACATCCTGAGATGCCTGACCTTTAGCATAGAGCAGCTCTGATCTGAGCTGTGATATTGTGTCCTGCTTTGCATCAAGCTCAAGCTGACAGAGTTTGTCAAGAATTCTCTGTGTGTTTGCATTCTCAGATGCAATCACATCTCTGATACCATCTGACAGAGCAGCACGGTCTGCACAATTCTCTGTGGCTACTGTGTATTTCAGATCCGCAATGCCTAACCTGTTTTCACAGCAACAATTAGCAAACTGAGCAGAAAGGTCAAAGCTCTGCTGCATGTTTGCCATCTGTCTTGCATTGTTTGCTATCTCTGCCTGTGCAAAGCCGTTGCTGACTGTATCTCTCATATCACAGCAACAGTTGCAAAGCTGTGTAGAAAGAGCCTGCACACCGCTCTGAATGCCATTAAGCTGTCCTGACAATGCTGCATTGTTAAAGCCTGCCTGTACACCTGCATCTGTGTTGTTAGCAAGATAATAAGGGTAGAAGTCAGCAGCACCGTTGCCACCGGCAAAGCCATTGCCAAAGCCATTGCCAAAGCCACCATTAAAGAGGCACAAGAAGAGCAGAATGATCCACCATCCTTCACCGCCAAAGCTGCCAAAGCCGTCACTGTTTCTGTTTCCTACTACTGCTGCAAGATCAGCAGCACTCATCTCACCTGTTGTTAAAGACATAGTATCTGTCTCCTTTCGTTTAGTTTTTATTTCTACTGTTGCAACAATTAGAAAACTTACATATAATAAAAAAGAAGTTTAGGATTCATAAACTTTTCCCCCTGATGCACGGTGATACCTCTTTGCCCTTCACCGTGCATTCTTTTATTTGCCGTTAAGTTGTCTCATGATCTCATTAGCCTGTTGTGCATATCTGTTTATTTGCTCTTGTGTCACTCTGCCTGAGTTAAGCAAGCTCTGCACCATCTCTTGTGGGTTGCCTGTAAAGGTCTTTTTGAACTGCAAGAACTGAGAAAGCAGATTATTTTGAGGCAGAGGGTTGAGCTGTCTATACAGGCTATTCATCATCATCCACCTCACTTGTCACAGGCTTAGTCTTTTTGATGCCTTTTATGCTCTTCTTGATCTCATTTCTGAACTCATCAAACTCAGATTTTAAGACATACTCTTCTGCCGGTCTTTTCACTATGCCTGCCTCTGATGCTGTTGCATTTCTCTCAGTGTAGTCAAAAACTCTCAGAGGTTGTGGCATGCCACTCTGATCACAACTCTTGATATACATGACAGAGCTTTCTGAGTCCATCAGCAGCACTGCCTGCCCTGTGGCAACAGGATAAGCCTTAGCCGCTGCCTCACCCTGCACCCATATAATTCCACTATTATTGCTTTGAGGCACATTAGAGGGCATTTGTGGTGCATTTACAGGCATTTGCTGCATAGGTTGATAGTATTGCGGAAAATAACTGTTGTAAGCCATACTCTATATCTCCTTTGCGTAATAATATAAAACTTTCTCATCACCGCTATCCCATGTGTCAAAGTAGTCACCATCACTTGTAGTCACTACATGATTCTGACAAGCTAAGATATATCTGCCTTTAGGATGATCATCAGCAAACTCTTTGACAGAGATGCAGGCAGGGCATACTGTGGGCACTGTCTTTTGTTCAAAGCCGTATTTTCTCAGATACATGCCCCAAATATAATTTGCAGAGGGCATGTCATTGTGAATAAGACCTACTGAGCACAGACCTACATAAACATCTTCCCATTCTGCACCAAGAGCCTTGCATATAGCTCTAACTGCACAATCACCCACTCTTTGACTTGATGGATTAGGGTTAAAGAACTTGTAAGCCATGATGCACCTCCTGCATCTTATATTGACAAAAAGCAGTGCCGGTTAAAATTAAGATACTATGCATCATTAGTCAAATTTTAGGCAAAGAAAAACAGAGCACCTTGTGATGCTCTGTTTCCAAAAAAAGAGGGTTTTTTATGAACTGCAATAAGTAGTTATCTTTTCAAATGCTTAAATATTTTCTTTTCAAGCCGGTACACTATATTCTTTGTCTGTGTTACAGATAGGTCAAACTCCCATGAAAGAGGCTCAAAGCAAATGCCATCAATTAACCTTCTCTTCATGATCTTTCTGTCTCTTTCAGAGTGTATGAATTCATCAATTATCTTTTGTATCTCTGAGTTAGGTACATCATCAAGATCATACACGAATTCTGACCACCCTTCTGATTCTTGTTTGCCTCTTTCTGCCGTCACGGTGTGTCCGTGTTCTCCGTCTCACCCTGATCCTTGCCATTGTAGATATCACCATCCTGACCTATATAATTTGCTATACCGTTGATGCCCTGCACATCTACCTGCTCTTCTGCATAGTCAAACTGATTCCATGCAACTACCCAAACAAGATTTGAAACAACTAACAAAGTGATAAGAAAGATGATAACAAATATTAAGCATCTGTCTCTTCTTTCTGCCCTATCCATTGCTGCCTCATGTACGATATAAGGCACTGTTATTTGTTCATTGTTTTCCATAGTCCACCTCACATGCATTATATCATTTTTCTGTTGCATCTTGCAATAAATCTTCTATTCTTATTTGTTTGGGGTTTTCATGCAGCCACAATCTCATCATCTCTTCTCCTGTTGTGGCTTTTTTCACCGGCAACCCTTTATCTCTTCTTTTCTTTAGACCCCTATCAAACGCCTTGACATAATTTTCTCTATATTTAGGGTAATCTTCAAATTGCTTTTTCATTTGATGCACACCGGCTAAGGGGCAGCCTATACAGCCAACTCTTCTATAACCTCTTGCATATAAAGGGTTTACCTTTATATTTTTAAAGTGGATATAATTCCACACATCTTGCTCAGTAAATTTATAAATAGGGTTGCAATAAGCACTCTTGTTTTCTTTCATACCCTCAATGAATTTGCAGTCGTATGCATTAGGTTTAGCATCATCACCAAGCTCATGAGATATCTTTTTACTTGACTCAAACTGCTCCCTGACATGATCAGCAGATAAAAACTTAGTATCAGCATAAGTCTTTGCCCTAAGTGAGAAAAAATCTCTACCTTCTCTTTTTGCTGACTCTGATTCTCTTACACCTACTGCAACTATTCTGTTAGGGGTTGTCTGCTCTTTTAAGATGCTACAACAAAATCTCATGAGGCTTGTGGGAAAAGTACCTTTTTCCTCTATCAATTTCCACATTGATGTGGGTTTTCCTTTATACCGTGGCATTTTTATCTCAGTTTTTATGCCCATCTCATTGAGCTTTTTGAACTTGTCTCTTATATAATAGACTGTCTCAGGTGCATCTACTGTTGTATGCGAATTTACAACCTCTATTTGCTCAGGCTTTAAACAGGTAAGGGCAATATCTAACATTACATCACTGTCTTTGCCACCTGAGTAAGCAATTATTAAAGGCTTGTAATAATAGGTCTCACTCATCTCTGCTGCAAGTTTTAGCACCTCTTGTGCCTGCCTGATTTTATCGCTTAACAATATAGGTCTCATTGATCATCACCTCTCATATCTGCACCTCACCCATAACCATTTTCCTTGATGTACTCTGTAAGCTCTTTTCTGTCAATCTCATAAACACCACCGGCAGAAAGCTCTTTATATACCTTGATAGCATCAGGCAAGCCAAAGCCATTCTTTATAAGTTTTTTGATAACCTGCTCTTTAGTCATGATCTTCACCTCAAAATTCTGTGCCGAAAGGCTTTGATGTATCATAAGACAACTTGCTTATCTTTCTTGTGGGAGTATCTACAAGGCAACCATGCCTATTATATGTCCTGCTATACATGTAACAACCATTACCCCTCATATAATAAACCGCATAGCCTTTGTTGTTTTCGTAATCAACTCTGAATCTGCCGGTTATAGGTGCTTTCTGTGTCATGATTAGACTTCCTCCTGCTCTATTGTATAAGTATCTGTGTATCTAACCTCATACTCAAAAATTGGGTAACGATTTACAACGATATACAATCCGCAATCTGATCTATAATATACTCTTCTGCTTGTAGGCTTACCATTTACCAAAAGACTGATCTTTCTGCCCTCATTGCCATACAAGGTATCTAAAAGCTCAACAACTGTTATCTTTTTCATTTCCTTGCCCTCTTTTCTTTTGTTGTGCCTTTATTATATATCTTACTTTTCATTTTGTAAATAGACAAAGCAAGAAAAAAGCCACATTTTTTAATATTGCAGCTTTTTCTTGATGCTAATTAAGATCAGCTTTAGATATCAGGTCTTTTTAAGCCATTTCATGTGGGCATAGCCGTTGCCTAAATACTTGCCCTCTTTGTCAAAGGCTTTTCCATATGCCCAATCACCGAAAGTCTTTGAGCATACAAAAGATGTGCCTTTAGGCATAAGCATGATAATAGGATAGCTCAAACCTGCACCCTTTCTCAGTCTCAGACCGTGTGTAGCAGTTACCTTATACCAAGCCTCTGCCGGTTGCTGTGGCTTAGGAGCAGGTGTAGGCTTAGGCTCATCTTTAGGATCTTCATCTTTGATCACATTCCAATCAGGCTTACCATAGCCTGAGATGTTCTTATTGTCTTTCTTATAAGACTTGTTTTTGACCTCATTGCCCACATTGCCCTCATTAGTGTACACCATTTTCTCTGTCACCTTTATGACAATACCTGCATGCCCCTGCTTAAAGAAGATAACATCACCCACATCAGGTGTGCTCTTAAAAGCCTTGTGGCTCTTAAAATACTTAGCAAACTCAGATGCAGATGCTGCTGATGATCTTGATGGCAGGAAAAGCATCTTCATTGCATTTTCTACACCGTATGCCATGCAAAAGCAGTATATAGCATACACTGCACACCACTGCACAGGGTTTTTCTCATAATTGAAAACATAAATCCCCTGCTTTCTCAGATCATCAAAGAATTTTGCATACTTTGTGTAATTCTTTGAGCCTGCATTACCTGTCTTGCTATCAAGATCCTTATTAGAGGCTTTTTCATGATAACCTTCCTGACTTTCACAAACCTCAAGCAATTTTTTCTTGTCAACCATCTCTCATGCTCCTTTCTATTAGAGATTCAGTTACATACCTTTCATCACCCTCTTCTGTATAAAGCTCATGTGCATAAGCCTGCTTGATAAACTCATACTTGCAAGGGTGAGTGAATTTGTTTCTTATATACTCACCTACAAGACCTTCACCGAATGATTTTTCTGTACATGACAGATAATCATCCGACTCAGGCAGCTTGTCGGTTGTGTATATCTTTACATCATCATGTTTTGTGTATGGTATCTCATAGGTGTTGCCATACAAAGAGCGGAACATTGTGCACTCAGGATTTTTCTCTATCAGCTCAAGAGCCTTGTGCCGGTTGATCAGCATAGGCATGTGCACTGTAAAAGACATTGTGTCTTTACCCTCTGCCTTGAGCCTTACAAATAATGATCTGAGCCTCTTTGAATAAAGAGACTGCCTGTCAATGTTTGCCTCAAGCACCCTGATCCTTCTGCCTAATGTGCCATCAGTGAAATTGATAAAGTTCTCAGTATCAACAGGCTTTAGGATGAAAAAATCATCATTGAATAAGAAGATATCCTCTGTTAAGCTCTCATCTGCAAGTGCCTTTTTCAAAGATCCTAATGCCTTTTGCCACTTAGTAGATCCTGTCTGCTGATGTGGTATATAAAGATCACAAGACAGATTGTCAGGGCAACCGCCTACAAAGACAATGTGCCTATAAGGAAAATTCTCACACACAGACCGCAAAGAGTATCTAAGCTCATCAGGCTTGATATCGTTCTTTAAGATATATACAATGTCCCTTTTCATGATCATTGCCCTTTCTCTATTCCTGCTTAAACCTCAATGCTCTTGCTCTTACTCTTATCGGTGATGTAGTTGTGCCCATAGCATTACCGCTTGTCTGCCTGCCCATAATATGAATATATTTTGCAGCAGATGCCTCAATGAGCTGTGTAAGCACTATATTAGTTGCACCACCATTTGCTGCCTGCAAGGTCTGCTGATATATAATGCCTGTTACATCAGATGCAGCACTTGATGAGTTGTCAATGTACATGCCTACTGACCGCATGCCGGTTGAATTTGAGGGGTACTGTAAAGCAACAGATACAAGCCATGTGCCTTTATCTATCTGAAATATACCACACTCTTTCCATGTACCGCCTGATACCATGTTTGTAACATCAGGAAATGTGTCATTAGAATAAAAGCTATCAGGCTTTGTGTCTGTTGCAGATATAATGTTATTGTTTATTTGTATATTAGATCCTGCTGTCAGAGCATCTTGCTTATTAGCAATAGCAGATGCTACACCTAACTCATTGGGTGTATCTGCATACAATGTCAGATCACCTGCAAGCCTCTCATTGCCCTGCCAATCAAGAGTCCTTGCATTTGATCTTTCTGTTGGTGATTGGCTAATACCGTCACCATTGCCTATTATTTCAGCATAATCATCATTGTTATCTTCAATGTTATATCTACCTGATACATGTTGACATTCACCGGCTGCCACTGTATCTTTTCCTTCACAGTGTGAGTAGTCACCTGATGCCACTGCACCTCTGTTTTCTGCATGTGATGCCTCACCTGATGCCACTGAATAGTACCCTTCTGCTCTTGAGTAGTTACCTGATGCTGTTGAACGATTCCCTGATGCAAAAGACTGCACACCGCTTGCCTCACATTGCACATTAAGTGTGGCACTCTCACTGCCTATTATAGTGTTATCCCTTCTGTGCATAGATAAAGCACCTGACAAAACAGGATCATAAGATTCTGCCTTTCCGCTCACTTCTCTTTTGAGACTATCAATAGCACCCTGCACATCAGTTGCAACCATGCCACTGCTTGTGTTGTCATAAGCTACATCATCAGCATCACCGCTTGTGGCAACTGCTGACAAAGTAGGCTTATTTTTGATATAATCATCTTTTGTGTTGTCTGTCTCAGACCAATCTGACTGTACATTCTTATCACCGGCACTGCCTACAAGATAAAAACACTGATTATACTTATCAAATACAAAATCAATAACCTTACCAAAATCATAAAGATTCTGCATTGTCTGTGTCTTGTTTGCATCAGTATAGACAATGTAATTTTTTCTCTGTGGCGGACTACTCTGATCATAAGCCTTGAAAGCAATGGGCTTGCTTATATCCATTGTAGGTGCATAAGTGTTAAAGATGCCCCTGATGCATGAGCCATCATAGGCAGAACTAAACTTGCCCTTGAGCAAAGTAATGTTGATATAGTCAATATTGAAAATATTGTAATCAACACCACTTATGGTCTCAACACCTACATAATTAAGCAACTGCACACAGGTGATTTTATAATCAAAGGTGCTGATGCTATTGCGTGCCTGTGTATCTGCACAGATATACTCTTCTAATGCATCATCATTATAGATCCTGTCAAACTCATTATTATCCATCTGCATTTTCCTCTAAGTTTTCAGCAGGCTCAGACTTATTTGCCTTTGCATACTGTATAGAGCTGATACCAAGCAATGCACCCAAAAAGGCTATTACAGCACCAAGAGTTGCACCAATAGGCACAGCATAAGGAAAATCCCAAATGTTAGCAAGAGCAAGCCACAAAGCCTCAAGAGCAGGCAATGCAACACCTACAACCCATTTAAGTACATCATACACTTTAGAATTCTTGAAAATCATACTTTGTCTCCTTTCTGCTTTACAATTTACCTTCTGATAATAATTTCTGATAGGTATCTTTAATATATTTGTTTGCCATCTCTGTATAGTTATTTTT